TACGCTCCCGATATCCTGCGTCGAGACTGTGGCAGATGGCGCACCCATGCCGCCGGACGATCACCGGACGCACGTCACATCTCCCGCCCGTACCACCGGATCCGCCCGATGATGTTGACCTCGTCGGTGGTGCATTCATAGGGCGAATAGCGCGGGTTGTCCGAGATGATGCGGACGCGCGGAGGGTCGCTCAGCGGCACATGCTCGAGCCGCTTGGCCACGAGGCCCATGCCGTCATGCAGGACGAAGACGCCGGGAGGGGAGGGGTTACGCTGCGTCAGGTCGACGAGGACCGTGTCGCCATCGTTGAGGGTTGGCATCATGCTGTCCCCCTGGACGGCCATGACGCGCAGGAGGGAGGGGGCCGCCTTGAGGCGATCGCGGATCCAGGCGCGGCGAAAATGGAAGTCCCGCCCGGATCGCTCCTCGGCCTCCACCACGGCGCCGCCACCCATCGATGGACGCACTGCGACATACTGGATCGCCACGAACTCGTTGTGGTAGTCCTCGGTGATCGGATCATCCCCGTGAACCGTGCCCTTTCCGGTCAGCAACCATTCGAGTTCGACCTTCAGGACGGTGGCGACGCGGGTGAGCTTCTCGAGATTGGGCACCTGCGACTTGCCGCGCAGGATGTCGTAGACGAAGGAGCGGTTGACGCCGGCCTCGTGGGCCACGTCGGCGACCGACATGCCGAGCTGGCGGATCCGCGCCCGCAGCCGTTCATGCATCTGCACTGACATCTGGGTCTCCCACGTGGATGGTTCTGTGGAAAAAACAGGATTGCGACGGGTCTGTCAAGATTATAGAACAAAAGAAGAACTTCTGGCCAAGGGGAATCGGGATCATGCGGATCGAGCGGGACTGTTTCGAGCTTGCCGAGGTCGCTGAAGCCTGGGGGATCACCGATGCGGAAATCCGCTACCTTGTGGCCAACGGCACGCTCAAGCTCTCGGTCCGGCTCGTGGCGCAGCTTGTGCGCCTGTCCTACCTGGAAGAGGGGCAAGACGGTGCGTCGTTCTGGGTTCCGTTCGAGGAGAAGATCTTCAACGGCGTCGCGGACCTGTCGCTTCGGGATGCGTTCCGACTGGTTCGGGACGGCGAGACGGTCGTCACGGATGTGTTTCTCCCTGACAACATCTGCGTCGGCCTGAGGGGTGGCGAGGGCTTGCTCCTGTCGCATACCGATGCGTTGGTGCGGCGGGAGCATGCCGCCATGGTCGAGCAGAGCGTCCTGAATCAGGGTGCTCCTCGTGGAAAGGATGCGTTCGATTTCAGGCAGTTCGTCGTTGATGGCGAGGAGTTCGCCTTCACGTTCCAGCAGGCGCGCGCCCTCGAGTTCATGCTGAATGCCGCCCGCGCAGGGGCGCCAGACCAGCACTACCTCGACATCCTGAACGCCGCTGGCTCGGCATCGCAGCGACTGGGCAGCCTGTTCAGCCGCAAGCCCTCCTGGACCAGGCTGATGCTCAAGACCTCCGGTCGACGCGGATGGTACTATCTCGACCCGGCCTTCGTGGTCTGGTTGACCCGCAGCGCCTGATCTCCCTGCGCCCCCGCTTCACAAGATCCAGAGCCCGCCGTCATGGCGGGCTTTCTGATTCCGGAGATTCGGTCACGCCGGTCTGCAAGTCGTGTGCAACTCGTCTGCAGTCGGTCGGCGTTCGTCGGCGTTCGTATGCGCCTTATGGTGAATGCGGGAGTTTCCGAAGCCAATCAACGCCTAACGAAATCGCCATCTGCATCCCACTTGTGGGACGACTGCATACGAACGGACTGGCACCACTGTCCCATCTCAACCCGATGGAGACACCGCCGTGTCAGACACATTTCTCAATCAGTCACGCCTGGCCAGCCGCTGGCAGATCAGCCCTCGCACACTGGAGCGCTGGCGGTGGAAGGGTGAGGGGCCGTCCTTCGTGAAAATCGGTGGGCGAGTCGTCTACCGGATCGAGGACATCCTCGCCTTCGAACGGTCCAACGAGCGGAAGAGCACCGCGGAACACCAGCGGAGCGCAGCATGATGGCTCGTCATCACCCGCTTCACGGGGCCAAAGTGCTCCACCTCTTCGGCAACGACGGTCCGCCGCTCGATGATGTCGGAATTGCTGCCTGGATCGCCTGCGCGGCGCCGGGCGAGGAACTGATCTATCATCGCGGCTTTCTCGCGGTGGATGCGGCCGGCCTGGTCTCGGAGCTCTCTGCCGAACAGCAGCAACGCCTTCGCCGAGTCGCGGACGCCGCGCTGCGGGCCGAACGTCGGGGCCTCGTCCATCTGGTTCAGTCCCGGCTCGGCCCCGGCGCCTTTGCCTACATCGCCATCGCCCGCCCGAAGCCGGAGCGACCCGGCGCCCTGTCGGTTCGCCTGCTCGAGGCCGCCTGATCCCCCTTCCCATGACGGAGACCCAAATGCCTTTTCCTGAGAACGTTCCCGACATCGACGCCTTGATCGACATGCCCGCAGCTGAGATCGCCCTCCTGCCGGTGGAACTGCTGTCCGCGCTGCAGGCTGATCTCGACCACGCTGCAAGGCAACTCAAGGCTGCGACTGGGCGGTTCAATGCCGCGCTCGAAGCCCGCTATGCCACCCGCGCCGCCGAGGCCCGTCGCGCCTGCAACAAGGACACAGGCACGGTGCGGCTGGTCGATGGCGACTTCACCGTGGTTGCCGATCTGCCGAAACGGATCGACTGGGACCAGGCAAAGCTGGCGCAGATCGCGCGGAACATCGCCGAAAGCGGCGAGGACCCGGCCGAGTTCATCGAGACCAAGCTGTCTGTGTCGGAACGCAAATACGGCGCGCTGCCCGAGGCCTGGCGCAAGGGCTTCGAGCCCGCGCGGACGGTGAAGGTGGGCGCCCTTAAGGTCACGCTCGAGCTGAACGAGGAGGTGCGCTGATGGCGATTTCTCTCGCATCCCTGCGCATGACCTCGGCGCTGACGCCGCCGCGCATCCTGATCCACGGCGTGGCCGGGGTCGGCAAATCCACCTTCGCTGCCAATGCCGACCGGCCCGTGTTCATCATGACCGAGGACGGGCTCGGCAAGCTGCAGGTCCCGCATTTCCCGCTGGCGACGAGCTACGCGGAGATGGCCGGAGCGCTCGATGCGCTACTGGCCGAGTACCACGACTTCGGAACGGTCGTCATCGACAGCGTCGACTGGCTGGAGCCGCTGATCTGGGCCGAGGCCTGCCAGCGCAATGGCTGGGCCTCGATCGAGACGCCCGGCTTCGGCAAGGGTTACGCCGAGGCGGTTACCGTCTGGCGGGAATATCTCGACAAGCTGAATGCGCTCCGGGACCAGAAGGGCATGGCGGTCATCCAGATCGCCCATACCGACATCAAGCGCTTCGACAGCCCCGAGCACGAGCCCTACGACCGGTACGTGATCAAGCTGCAGGCCCGCGCCTCGGCGCTCCTGCAGGAGCATTCGGACGTCGTGCTCTTCGCCAACTATCAGATCTCGGTCGCCAAGTCCGATGTCGGCTTCAACAAGAAGGTGACCCGGGCGCTCGGGTCCGGTGCGCGCGTCATGCACACCGAGGAGCGCCCCGCCTTCCTCGCCAAGAACCGTTACGGCCTGCCGGACACGCTGCCCCTCAGCTGGGCCGAGTTCATGGCGGCCATGCCCCAATCTGAATGATCGCCCCGAAAGGACAAGACCATGGCACGTTTCGACACGTCCTTTGACGCCACCAGCGTTGAACCCACCACGCCCTACGAGCTGCTGCCCGCCGGCAAGTACCGCGCCCAGATCGTCGAAAGCGAGATGCGCGTCACGAAGAACGGCATGGGCCAGTTCCTCTGGCTGATGCTCGACATCCTCGAGGGCGAGCACAAGGGCCGGAAGATCTTCGACCAGCTGAACCTTGTGAACGCGAACCCGACCACGGTGGAGATCGCGCAGCGCACGCTGTCGGCCATCTGCCACGCGACAGGCAAGATGCATGTCAGCGACAGCGAGGAGCTGCACCTCATCCCGATGACGATCCAGGTGAAGATCAAGCCGCCCAAGAACGGCTACGGCGAGAGCAATGGCATCGCCTACCTGCCGCCGGAACGCGGCACGGCGGCCCGTGCAGCCAAACCGGCGCCCGCAGCGCCCGCCACCTCCGCGGCCCCGCCCAGGATGGCATCCGCGCCCTGGAACAAGAAGAGCTGATGTGCTGCGCCGCCCTGACATGGTGACAGCCGGGGCGGTGCCCAACCCCATCTGAGGACACTCCCATGACCAATCTGCACAACGCGGCCACCGTGGCCGTGAACAGCCCCGGCTTGCCTGATGACCAGCGCCGGTTGATCGATCTCGACGACGCCATCGCCAAGATCCGTACCCAGATCGCGACAGCCGATCTGGCACGTCAGCGCGGCCACAAGCCCATCGACCCGGACTGGTTCCACCGCGCCCGTACGGCGCTTCGCCATCTGAGCCGCGAGCGGGCAGAACTCCTGGCCCAAGGCACCGGCCGCCGCCGTCGCGAGAAGCTGAAGGACGCGCTGATCGGCGTCCTGCGCGAGCGCCATGATCCCGAGACCTGGAGCGGCATTCTGGCTGAGGCGCAGGCCCGCAGTGAACGGGTAGGTCTGTGATGGCCGAGCTTCCCGAAGCCCCCACGCCGACACTGACGGCGATCTATGCCGATTATGAGGCCCGCCAGGGCGATGGTCTCCGCGACCACCTCGGTGCCTCGATCATCGGCAAGTCCTGCGCCCGCGCGCTCTGGTACGACTTTCGCTGGGTCACGCCCGCGCGCCATTCCGGCCGCCAGTTGCGCCTCTTCGAGACCGGCCAGCTGGAAGAGGACCGCCTCGTGCGCAATCTGCGCGCCACCGGTGCGACGGTGCTCGAGGTCGACCCCGAAACCGGCCGCCAGTTCCGCGTCGAGGCCCATGGCGGGCATTTCGGCGGATCGCTCGATGGCGTGGCCATCGGGATCCTCGAGGCGCCAAAGACCTGGCATGTGCTGGAGTTCAAGACCCACGGGGTCAAGAGCTTCGCCGAGTTGTCCGCCAATGGCGTGGTGCTCGCCAAGCCTCAGCACGCCGCGCAGATGCAGATCTACATGTACCTGACGGGGATCACCCGCGCGCTCTACGTGGCGGTCTGCAAGGACACCGATGCGCTGCACATCGAGCGCATCGAGGCCGACAGCGCCATGGCCGAACGGCTGATGGAAAAGGCGGGCCGGGTTATCTTCGCCCAGCATCCGCCCGCGCGGATCAGCGAGGACCCGGCCTGGTTCGAATGTCGGTTCTGCGATCACCATGCCGCCTGTCATGACGGCGGCGGGGCGGCCGTGACCTGCCGATCCTGCCTGCATGCGACGCCCGTTGACGGCGGCTGGCACTGCGCCCGCCACGACCGGATGCTGACACCCGCCGAGCAGCGTGTGGCCTGCATCCGCCATCTCTTCATCCCCGATCTCGTTCCGGGCGAAGTCATCGATGCGGGCGACGATATCGTCACCTACTGCATGGCCGATGGCTCGACCTGGGCAAACGACGCCCGCACGACGGGGGCCGCGCCATGCTGACCCTGCGCCCCTATCAACAGGCCGCGATCGCTTCGATCTACGGCTATTTCCAGAACCACGACGGCAATCCGCTGGTGGTGATCCCGACCGCCGGAGGCAAGTCGCTTGTCATGGCCGCCTTCATCGAAGGCGTGCTGAAGGCCTGGCCCGACCAGCGCATCCTGATCGTGACCCATGTCCGCGAGCTGATCGCCCAGAACCATGCCGAGATGATCGGCCTCTGGCCTGAGGCCCCGGCCGGTATCTATTCGGCGGGCTTGGGCAAGCGCGAGGCGCAGGCCCGTATCCTCTTCGCGGGGATCCAGTCGATCCACCGCCGCGCACAGGAGGTCGGCCATACCGATCTGGTGCTGATCGACGAGGCGCATCTCATCCCAGGCAACACCAGCACGATGTATCGCCGCTTCCTGGACGGGTTGGCCCGGATCAACTCCGCGCTCAAGGTAATCGGGCTGACCGCCACGCCGTTCCGCTTGGACAGTGGGATGCTGCACGAGGGCAGAAACGCGCTCTTCACTGACATCGCCTACGAGGCCCCGGTGCGCGATCTGATCGATGCGGGCTATCTCAGCCCTCTGGTCTCGAAACAACCCGCCACGCGGTTGGATGTCTCGAAGGTCGGCACCCGTGCCGGAGACTTCATTCAGCGCGATCTGGCGGCTGCTGTTGACAAGGAAGCCATCACGCGGGCGGCGGTCACCGAGATCATCGAGCACGGGCGCGAGCGCAAATCCTGGCTGGCCTTCTGTTCCGGCGTCGAGCACGCGCGCCATGTGGCCGAGGAGTTTGGTCGGCAGGGGATCACCTGCCGCACGATCTTCGGGGACACGCCGAAGGAGGAGCGCGATGCCATCATCGCCGCCTTCAAGCGCGGTGAGATCCGCGCGCTGGCCTCGATGGGTGTGCTGACCACCGGCTTCAACGCTCCCGCCGTCGATCTGATCGCGCTCCTGCGCCCGACCAAATCCGTAGGCCTCTATGTGCAGATGGTCGGCCGCGGCACGCGCCTGGCACCGGGAAAGGAGAACTGCCTGGTTCTCGACTTCGCCGGCAATGTCCGCCGTCACGGGCCGATCGATCTGGTCCGGCCCCGGCGCCCCGGCGAGGCCAGTGGCGGCGAGGCGCCGACCAAGGTTTGCCCGATGTGCGAGAGCATCATCGCGCTCTCGGCGACGGAATGCCCGGATTGCGGCCATGTGTTCCCGGCGCGCAAGGTGAGGATCGCCCCCACGGCGGCCACGCTCCCGGTCCTCTCGCCCAAGGTGCAGTGGCTACAGGTCTCAGGCGTGTCCTACAGCCGCCACGACAAGCTGGGCGGGCTGCCCTCGCTCAAGGTGACCTACAGCTGCGGGCTCACATCCCGCAGCGAATGGGTCTGCATCGAGCATCAGGGCTATGCCCGCCAGAAGGCGGCCGAGTGGTGGCGGAAGCGTGCCCCGGACTGCCCGGTGCCGCTCACCGTCGATGAGGCCCTCGTTCAGGCCGCCCGACTTACCCGCCCCAGCGCGATCTCGGTCCGTCCCTCGGGCCGCTATGTCGAAGTCTCCGGCTACAGGTTTGACCCATGCGCGCATCCCACCCCGGCCTTTGCGCCATCTGTCACCGGCAACCTCGCGGCTTTGGCTGGTTCGACCGGGATTTCCGCGTCTCGGACCCACGGCGCGACACCAGCCGCAAGCAGCTCTGCAGCCGCACCTGCCAGGACATCTGCCACGGGAGGAAGGGCATGA